CCCACGTAGTAATCAGTCAACATCCCATATTTCAGATCCATCAGGTTTTCATCTATGATCTCCCGAATATCTTTTTCCGTCAGGCTTTCTGCAGAAGCCCTGTCCATATAAATAACCGGCATAATATACCGCCTCCTTTACAATCCAGCCGCTCTCCTGTCCATGATCCGGAACCGCTTGCTTTTCTTGGCGATTGTCCGGCAGCCTTCCAGAGCATCCGGGCCATCATCATGAGCACCCATCGGGAAGTGGAACATCTGCTCCAGGAGCCGTTTATGCTTTTTATTGAATTTGATGTAGTGGTTCTTTACATCTGGCTGCATGGTCTGAATTCTCATGGTCTTATCACTGGTCTGCGGTACTTCTTCAATCGGGAGGTAAAGACCGGCCCTGGCGGATGCCTTGGCCAGCTCCTCTTTTAAGAACCACTGGAACTGTACGGTCTCAGCACCGAACTTTTTATAGCCCCGTCCAAAATCACGCTTCAGCCAGCGCTCTTTCTCCAGGATATCCGTGATGATACGATCCGGGTGCCTCCGTTCAATATCCGCATCCAGTACATACATGTAACCAGTAACTTTGCTTTTCGCCAGTGTGATGATTGCAGAAAAGTCGCTTTTCTTGGTTTTTCCAAGAGAAGGATCGACAAAACCAAAGAACTGAAAATCCTTGTCCTTGAAGTCCATTTCTGCTTCGTTGTAGTAGTCGAACCATTCCTCGTTGAAAACACAGTCTTCCGGGTTGATCGGTTCATTCTGTTCCTCAGAGTTAAAGGAGGCCTCACCCTCTGTCACCTTCATGACCATCAGATCATAGTAAGAGAGTTTTTCCTCCCAGAGAACTTCTGTCCCGGCCAGCATCTTTTCCCGGTGCGCTTCAAAGAACTTTCGCGCATTTTCCTCATGGTCTTCATCAGACAGGTCAGTGAAGATATTTTCCCACTCCTGCCACAGGTCTGCCTCCGGTGAAAATGATATAACTGCCCGGTACTTAATCGCCTTGTATCCAGGGTTTTTAAGAGTATTTGCTAATAAGCTGTCATAATGGAGCAGCGTTCCGATATAGACAATATCTGTATAATCATCACCGGCCTTGGAAACCGCTTTTTTAAACCAGCTATCCAGCTTCGCCCTTTGCTCTGGTGTCCGGACATTTTCATCATTCTCAATATCATCCAGGATCAGCAGATCCGGTCTCCAGTTCCGGTGCTTCCTGCCTCGGATCTTCTTGCCGGAGCCAATAGCCTCCACCTTGATATTGGTGCTGGTCACCAGAACATTGCTCCTCCAGACTTTTCCGGTCAGATCCCCAAAATCTTCCCGGATCGCTTCGTTTTCTTCAAACTCCACACGGATGTTATCCAGGAAGCCCTCCGCCTGATCCGAACTATCTGAGATAATGATCGGATAATGCTTATACCCATATACAACGGCGTGGATCGTTCCTTTAAACGTCAGGCTGGTAGACTTGGCATGTCCACGGGGAGCTGCTACTACACGTTTGCAGCCATTCATCCGGCTGATCTGCTTGACCAGCTTCGGTGTGCTTGGTGTAAGTCCTTTTAAGACTCCATCCTGCCAGATAGCATCCAGTTCCCGATGGAACTCCGGAGACGGTCTGGAAAAATAATGTGGAAAGTAGGCCCTTCCGAAGAACTCCATATCAACAGCACCAAGCCGCTGCCGGATTCCGCCTTTTCCAGTCAGAGCCGCGCCCGCTTCATAATCTTTCCTGATCCGGACACGCTCTGGCGAATCGTCCCTGTTTAAAAATGTTTTTAAAAGACCAGAAAGATCGTTTAAAGCATTTTCCTGTTCTTCGTAGTAACTTTTGCTCTCCGCTTCCGCCATTGCGCTGATCAGCGCCTTCAGACTTGCATCTTTTCCTCTCCGCATGACCTTTCACCTCTGTCCCGCTTCTTTTCCTGTTCAAATTCGCCCCATACGGCTCATTTTGCCTTTATGTGGTAATTTCCCCGACCGCAGACCTTTAAACGGTTTTAAACGGCTTCCTAACGCTTTTAAAAGGGGAATAACAGGCAAAGAGAAAAGGAACCGGACAGAGGAAGCCAAAAGGCCGGGCTTCGCCACCCGACCAGCGTCCTTTTCTGCTCAGTTCCTTTTCTTTATGCCTGCGTCCCGAACACAGCCGGGACGAATCAACCGGTCATGTTTTTAAGTCGCGTCTTGTAATAATGGCTGTGCCGCATCCTGGGAAGCATCGCTTCCAGCTTTCTGCAGCTCTCCGCCGCCTTCCACCTCGATCCCAAGCTGCACCTGTCTGGCTTCGCCGCAGATCGTAATTTCAAAAGTTGCCTTCCGGCTTCTTTTATCCCACTTTAAAACTCTGTTTTCTAACTGCTTTAAAACTCCGCTGATGACAGTGATACCACCGCTTCCGTCTTCCCTTACCAGAGTCGGTTCCAGTGGCTCTCCATTGCCGGAAAGAATTCTGATCCATTCCGCTTCCAGATAGGACAGTGTCGATGGTGCCTTACTATCTCCCAGGAACCGGATCACTCCCGGAACCTCTTTTACCCGGTAATAGTTTCTGGCTGTGAAATCCATGTCCAGGAACACGTATCCCGGGAACAGAATATATTCCTTTTTTGTCCATGCCCCACCAGACCGGATGGGACGGTTCTCAATGGGAACCTCGGCTCGGATTGCCTGATTTTTCAGTTTCCTTGCAATTCCGTTTTCTTCTCCAGTTTTAACCTGAATCACATACCACACAGCCTATCCCTCCATTCCTTCGCTTTTTTTCTTATTGAGGTAAGCGCTGACCCGATGGTACAGTTCCGGATCGTCCTTTGCCATAGTCTCAAATACCATGCTCTGAACAGCTTCCAGTCCCGCCTCATAGTTTTCTTTGTTCTGTACTTCGATCCGCTTCTTATAAGCAGCAGCGCGGATCAGACCGTTTGTTTCCTTGATGAGCTTCTCGATAGGAACTTCTTTCATCTGTTCCTCATCCACATTGGTCAGAGCATTTAAAACGTGATGGCTCGCCAGCCGGATCAGGGCTTCTGAAGTATCCAGATCCGGATAACGGTTCATTTCATCCATCAGCATGGAGAAATTGCTCTGGGCCACGTTGATCATCTCTACCGTGGCCAGATACTTCCTTGCGTAGGTGCAGATAGCCATCTGGCTCATCTCCTCACCATTCGCCTTCAGGAAGGCCACGATCTCTTTGTAAGTGCAGCCAGTAAGGAGCATCTGCTCCACGGTGTCTTTAAGCTCCGGCGGCAGTCTGTCCACCTTCCCTGTGCTGCGTCTTCTGCGTTCCTGTTCCATCAGCCGTCCAGATCAACCATTTCATCCGTGATGCCGCCGCCAAGGAGCCGGATGCCCTTGCCGGTTACTTTTGCTTCCAGCGTCTGATATTCCACATCGGCCAGATTAGCCGGTTCCCTGCTTTCCATATCACGCAGATAGATATATCCCTCCTCATGGAGAAAATTCACGGAGTCGATGAACTCCTGACGCTCAATCCCCTCCGCTTTTAAACCTTTTTCAACACTTCTTAAAGCATTGTACTTTTCCCGGAGCAGGTTGATTGTCATGAGTACCCTGCCGTTATTCACCATAAAAGCTCCTGCCCGGAGTCTTCTCTTTTCCTGTTCTCTGTTCATTGTGAACCTCCATTTCTTGTCATTTCGATCATCATATTTAACATCTGTTCCACTTTCCGATCCACCTTATTGATCTCACGAATGAAATCATCCTTTGTCAGGTAATTCTGCCGGATCTCCTTAATCTCCTTCTGGCACCCATCAAAATCCTTACTGTGAGTCTCCTTGGGTGTATAATCCTCACGGATCTTATTGATGTCTTTTTTTAATTCGTCTGTAGTTTCCTTCAGATCTGCTTTTGTTACAGAATCCCGTTCTATTTTTTGAAGCTGCTGGACTGTGCAGTCCAACTGGTTCATGGTTCTTTTTAAAAAATATGAGATTACGCCAATACCCAACGTAATGGCGGTTGTTATGATCCATCCTTCATCCATCCAATAATTCCTCCAATAAAAAAAGATACACTCATGTTTCTGACACAAGTGTACCTCTTAGGCCCGTGAACTGTCTTTTGAAGCACTTCACTAATTTACTTCACTTTTTAAAATGCTTCCGGATAATCATAGATGCTCATCTGCCCCTCCATGTCATCATCCAGATTATCCAGTTTTCCGAACAGGATGAATCTCACCCAGCGCTCGGTAAGTCCATATTTCGCGGCAAGCTCTCTATAGTTTCCTCCGTCAAATTCTTCCCGAATCTTCTGATCCCGCGCCGCCCGTTCCAAGCTCTCTGCCTTCGGAATATAGATTGTAGTGCCGCCAAAAGCCCGGACAAGGCTTTTAAACCCGTCCAGGCCCACCAGTTCCACCATCTTTCTCTGGTCTTCATCCAGGTTTTCTATCTTCACATGGTCTAGTAATCCCATCGCTGGCCGCCTCCTTCCGATCCAGGCTTTTTAAATACCCTTTTAAAACTTCAATCAGGGCATTCCCCTGGCTGAAGGTGAGCCATGCAAAGGGGTTCTTCGCAATAGCGTCTACATGCAATTCTTTCTTAATGACCGCGCACAGCCGGTCTCCCAGCGGAACCTCATTCGGGCTTTTATCGTGTTTCTTCAGTTCGTACATCAAAGCCCAGATTTTCTTCTGCTGGCCGCTGGTCACGCCTCCTGGTCTCTGTGAATGTTCCTTCGGCTTCCTGCTGGATGGTTTCGGAGCAGCGGTACCGCCCTGCAGATCCTCCAGCCTTTTGATCACCGCCATGGCCTCCTGGTAGGAAAGTTCCTTTATGGAATCCTTTCCTGTAACGCTGGACACCAGTACGTGGAGCTCATCTTCGCTTCCAGTTCCTGTAATTCCCAAGGCATGACCTATGGCATAGATTTTCTTCATCTGGAATGATTCTATTTTTCGCATTTACCGTTGCTCCTTCCTGCTATTTTTCCGACTCTACAGTTACCTTGATCCCTTCATCCACGAATATGGCTGCCCGGATCACTTCCACCGCTTCCTGTGGTGTGCCTCCCCACTCTGCCGCTTTTAATATCTGCAGCATCCATTCCCAGTTGATCACTTCGGATGCCAGGTAAGCCCAGTCACTGGCTTCCTGCTCTGAAAGGCCCACCAGCTTCATCAGGGTTTCTGTGTCCTTTTCATACTTGCCTTTCAGTTTCTTTTTCAGTGTTCTCTGGATCTTCTCATCCTTTGTGATGGCGCTGATCGTAGCGTCCAGGCTGCCCTCTGTGAAATTTCCCATATACATCATGGAGAAAAGCCGCTTTGCCGGGGCCGACATGTTATAAGAAACATCTTCTTTTACAAAGTCCTTGAAGACATCGCCCAGGAGCTTCTTCACCATTGTCATGGAGATGGGTTTCACGGTCTCGCTGTTTCCAACCACCACTTTGGAATTTTCACTTCCCCAATATTCTACGGTTTTACTCTTCGTGTCCCGGAGATCATCCGTGGCCTGCTTCTCGAACCAGGCTTTGATTGTTTCCATTTCACCTTTAACGGCAACCATCTGGCGGTCTAACTCTGCCAGACGGTCAACCTTCTTTTTTACTTCCGCCGCATCCATTATCCTTTAAACTCCTCCATGATCTTTTCTGCACATCCGCGGCAGATCTCAATGCCGCAGACCGTTTTAACATCGTCCACTGTTCCGCAGAAGTGACAGGTAGGAACATGCTTACGAATATGTACCCCGTCCTCATCTGCTTCGATATCTACCGGAACACCCGGAAGAATGCCAGTCTCCTGGCGGAGCTGACGTGGAAGTGTAACCGCGCCACTCTTGGCTACTCTCTTGCTTACAGTCATGATAGACCTCCTCTCCCGCTCTGCATTTTTCATGGGCTTGCGACCATCGCCTTACCGGCGGCTGCATTAAGAGGGGCAAATGCCCCTGGAAATCCTAACTTTCTTTAATTTCATATCTGAGTTTTGATACATCATACCCCATTAACTCCAGCTCCTTTATCCATCTCGCTTCTACAGGACTGGCAGATACAAAGTTTTCAAACCTGGCAACCACATGATAAACAAGATCACCAATCCTGGCCTTTCCGTATCGGAACTCTTTCAATCCCTGTTCATATTCTGAATTGGTAACATACCCTGTTGTAAACGGGCTTTCTGGCAAATCTTCCTGCCCTAATGCAACGCCAACCTGTATCTCTTCCCCGTTAATGACGGCATAAGCATTACTGATCTTATATTTCATCTTTAATCCTCCTACTGGATTTTCCTACCGTACCGATATCCGGTACTGTGCTTTTGAATTCTGCAGATCAGAGAAAAGGTTGCTTTTATCTTCGCCTTCTCATCCCAGCAGTCTGCCTCCATGCTGTAAACCATCAGTTCTTTTCCGCTGTCCCGGATGTATACCGTCTCCTCATAATGGCTCTCCAGCTCCGGCGCTGAATACTGTTCACCATACCAACGAATACGCAGGTCAGAACCTACGCAGCGCGGTTCAAAGTACATTTCTTCTCTTTGTACCATCTCATTCACCCGCCTTTCTGACCTCGGTATATCGCTTCACAGAACCGTCCGGCATCCGTTTCGTCACAATTCTGGCTCTCCTGCACTGAAGCAACCGGAAGCAGACTCTTACCTCGTTCCACTCTCTTTCCAGATCTTCTGGCATTGGCACAGCCTTTTTTTCCATAACCTTCATAGGTGCTCCTTCCTGAAAGTTCTTGTCTTCCCTGTTCTTTTAAGGAGCGCGGCCCGGCTGACTACCACCAGTTCCACCGGCGTATCCTTCACGATCAGCCAGTTCTCCGGTACCAGCCCTTTTCCCTACAGGAACTTCTTTTGGGCCAGTGTCGGCTTCTTTCCGTTCTTCACGCTGCACTTACCTCCTTATTCAGTTTTACCTCACTCTGCCTTTATCCGGGCTTGTGACCGGCATCCTTCCGGATGGCTGCATTAAGGTGGGGCTTTACAGCCCCGGATTTTCCCTGTACCGGATGAGCATACGCTCGGTGGTTACGGTGATCGGCGGGAGTGAATTCTCCCTTCCATCACGGTATCCTTTCATCCATGCCCGGTCATGTTCGATCTTCACCCGCATCTGAATACCGATCATCCAGCCGCTAACTCCCGCCAGAGCCATCAGGAATACCACAACCAGGCTTCCGATCACTCCGACCTTGCCCGCTGCGATCAGCGCCGCCATTCCCCCGGCGGCCACCGTTCCAAGCGCGATCCCTGTCACCATCATTTTTGCTTTTCCTGTCATGTACTTTATTGCATTTACCTCCGTTTGATTGATTTTATAAATAGATTCCCAGCGGGCCTGTTACCTTCTGCAGACCTTCCAGGGAAACATCCTGGTTATTGGCGGCTGCTGTGAATACGTTTACCATGCCGCGCACTCCCCACTTGCTGTGGCCGACATTGTAGAGGTATGTCAGCTCCGGTGTCATTCCTTTCTCCACCAGGGAAGGGAATAACTTCTCAACATCTTCTTTGGTTACATTCGTAGCCCGGTACCGCCCGTGGAGCTTCGTCCGGTTAAACTGCTGTGAGAAGATCGCTTCCTGTCTTCCAAGCATCTTGTTGTAGACCTCATCGTTTCCGATCAGTGCGATTCCGATGCCAGGCTTCCCGGTGATCGGGTCTTCATCCACCCAGCCTCTGATTTCTTCCAGGGCCATGAACTTCAGGTTCTGGGCTTCATCAATAATCAGGACATTATCAGAACTTCTCAGCCGTTCACGGATTGAAATGGAAAGGTCTTCTGTTCTCTGGTTTTCCGAAATCTTCAACGCCCTTGCAATCATCCTTAAAAGGCTTCTTACAGAGCTGGTACTCGGTGTGGTGCTGATATAGATCGCCGTTGCCGGATTGTCCCGCAGGAACTTGGTAGCCGCTTTGGTCTTCCCGATTCCGGCGTCTCCGTCAATAACTACGATTCCCTTTTCAAGCTGGCAGTAACGGATCATCTTATAAATGCTCTCCGAAATAGAGGTTGCCACATATCCCCGCACTGCATTGAAAGACTCGGTCTTCTTGGCGTTTTCAGCCTGCTCCTCTTTGATCTGGAAGAACTCGCGGATCTTACGCTCTACATCACCTACATCACCCTTGTCATAAACGCTGCGGCGGTACTGGCTTAATACTGCTCCGCTCAGGTTCAT